CCCGCCAGTAGCGCTCCTCGATTTCTTCACCGCAATCGATACATGCCATCGATACATTTTTGAACACAATGCGCTTAAATTCAAACGGTTGCCACGTTCCGCAACACGGGCATTGAACACACCATTCTTCCATTGTTCCTGCGTTGTACGCTGATTCAATTTTACTCAAACCATGTATTGTCGGCGTCGAGGTCTTGATATGCTTTCTGTTCCAAAACGTCGTAGAACGTTTTTCTGCCAGTTTGATTGGATTTCCCTCTGTTCCGGCAGATTCGGGGAAACGGTCAATTTCGTCCATCCATATGATCCGTAAAGGCATGGACGAAAGAGAAGCTGCTGAATTTGCTCCTGCTAAAACAATATGACCTCCAGCATATTGTTTGAATAATATCGTATTATCGCTGTCTTTTGACTTTGCCGGAGCAATTTTTTTCGACAGTACGGGAACATCCTGTATCATTGTCGCAAGTCTCGTTTTAGAAAACTTCTCCGACAACGATAATGTCGGAAGAACCAGCAATTGTGTAGCCGGTTCGTAATCTATGTAATACCCGATACCGCAAAGCAACATCGTAGTCTTACCAATTTGGGCTGATGACATCACCGATACATCTTGAACATAGGGGTCCGTAATAGCGTCCATAATGGCTCGCTGAAAAGGCATATTCTTTGACGAATAGTGTCCCGGCTCATTGGAACCGGCAGGCAAAATCATATTTTTTTCCGCCCACTCAGTCACTGTCATCGGTGGTCTAGGTCTTAATTTTTCACTTAAATCCGCCATAAATTTGAGTGTGTGATAACTCACTGGGGCTTTTGCTTTTGATTTACTCATTTTGCTCGTCCCCCAAATGTAGAATCACATCATCTTCTACATCAATATGTTCATCCGAATAAAATGCTTCCGGTGTGTAATCCGCTAATTCAGATAGTGCATCCGTTATTTCATCACGAAGCGTCTCCTGAATTTCCTGACGCTCGCGATGCTCCAGTTTAAGAGCCAGCTTATGTGGCAAGGCTAACATTTTATTTTTAAAATTTAAAAACATATCTGTCATGACGCGCTCAACATCTTCTGACTTGTGTACATGTCCTTTGATGAGCTGCAACTTAATCTCCGTAATCATTGACTTCCAATGTTCATTGACCGCCTTTTCATGATTCAAGTCCAAGTTGTCTTTATCAAAATCAGTCTTAATTGATTCGCCAGCCTTTGATACCTTAAGCGTTAGGATATAATTTTTAACTGACTCTAACAAAAGATATTTTCCATGACTGTTCCTTTTGATGATACCTTCGTCAGCCAGATGACGCACCATACGATCACCAACGCCAATAAATTCACCAATGACTTTAGCCGATACGGTAATATCATCAACGCTTTTTATCTTTTTATCATCTGATGCCATCCAACTCACCTCCAGACGGAAATGGCAACCTCAATTTTTTTATAAAAAAAACTAGCCTTCTTTTGGGCTCATCTGACCCGCAATGCGCCTTTGGCGCGCACAGTACCTACACGGCTTTTGGCGTGCCGAGTGTGAACCAGTTCTTTCTCTTTGCTTTACATTTTATTTGACATATCTTACAATTCTGTCAAATAATTTGATGAACACTTTCTTCCTTATGTTGTTTCTTAAAAAACAAACACCATATTTTACAACGTCTCGATATGTCAATTCGTAAGGATTAGACATCTAGTGTTTCCGTTTTTTTAATTGAAAGTCAAAAAAATAAAGACCTAACCCAAAAGGTCAACGTCTTTATATACGCTTGCTAATGTGTCGTCTGTTATGCCGATATAGCAAAGCGTTACTGTTTCCGACGAATGATTGAACAATTTCATAAGCGTTCCCACATCGTGCGTTTTTAGATAATAATGATATCCAAAGGTTTTACGTAGGGTATGAGTTCCAATCCTTTCCTCAATACCAAAATGCTCTGCTGCCTTTGACAAGATGTTATAAACTTGCTGCCGCGTTAGTGGATTGTTTGGCGGCTTTGGTGATAAAAACAAATACTCGTAATCTCTCCGTCCCTCAATAAACTGGTTCAATATTTTTTTGAGAAAACGATTTATCGGAATGAATTTCTCTTTACCCGTTTTTCTTTCATACAAAGTAATATTTTCTTTTGCTCGAACATCGCGCACCCTCAAGTCAAGGATATCCGATATTCTTAATCCTGTATAAATTCCCACAGCATAAATCACTGAATCTCGCTGGTTCTGTTCCAAAAGATATTGGTAAATATCTTTTACCAACTGTTTATCACGGATGGGCTGCACTTTGTTCATCGTTCTCACCTTCTTTCCCTTATCAAAAGAGCTTTTATGCACGAAAAAAAGAGACCAATTGCTTGACCTCTTTTCCGTCGGTGGCTTTCTTTTTTATCCACGATATCATAATAACACACCTTAACACGACATTTCCACGACATCTTTAACTTTTTTTCTAAATGTAAAAAGCGGAGAGATTAACGGTATTTCGTTAATTCTTCCGCTTTTTACAAAATCATCCAAAAAATTTAGTTGTCGTCAATATATGCTTGCATCATAATAGAAATCTGTTTGGATGTGGCTATACCATTCTCCTTGCACTTTTCCGCAAATTCGTCAACTAAAGTCTTTTTTAGTTTATACGTTTTTGCAACAAGTCCAACTTTATCCTGGTACTTCTTACTGGCTTTAGTCTGTGCATTTGCCACGCTTTTCACCACCTTTCACTTTGCAAACAATAATATTTAATATTATTGATACAATCGTCAATACAATCGGAGCTATTAGAAGCATTTCCTTCAAGGAAATCATCAAACATACCATTGTAAATAACGAAACCATCTGTGACAAAATAATTATTTTATACATGGACTTTTTGCCCTAATGAGTATATACTTATTGATGGAAGAGGCATTCGCCTCCCCACCCTAACGCTTACTTAAAAAGTAAAATTATCGAAACTATCGTGGAAATGATACCTTGGAAAATTGTTACCACTAAAGCGATGATTTGCAACTTTTTAAGTAAGTGCTTTTTTGATTTCTTACTCATTAGGTTTCCTCCTTTCTTTCTTATTTCCCCTCCCTACAATTATAGTATATCATAGGGTGTACCATATGTCAAGCGTTATTTTCAACTTTTTATATATTTTGTGTCAGAATCTGACACGATAAACTCAAAACATCTTTATTATTTTCTAAATGAAAATGGAGGAATTAACATAATATCGTTTATTCCTCCACTTTTATGCAAAATTATTTTTTAATTAACACCGTAATTTACTTTTCAATGCCTCTTGTAATAATTGTGAAAAATTCACACCTGCCGCTTCCGCTTTAGCGCATAACCAATATGGAATAGTACAATTTTTCTTTACGGCACGATTCATCATGTTTCTTCATGATTGTCTTTGCCCTGCTTAAACATCTGTTTTTTATCCGTTCTCACTCTCCTATTAGTTTTCCATTTTACTGATTTCTTATGAATCCAATTAATAAAACAGACTATCTCATACAATATTGCTAATAACACAAGAAAAGCAAAAAATAATTTACAAGAAAAAGAGAGAACTGATTTTATTTGAAATTTGCTAATTAGCATTTTATATATAACCAAAATATAAATTTCAATAATTGTAAACGCTATTGACATTATAATAATAAGCTCTATATCTTCAAATTCTTTATCTTTTAACGCTTTATATTCTCGCATTTTATCTCTTATCATTGCTCTCACTACTATCAAAATAAAGTTTGGTATAAAAATCATAACTGGAATTCCAGACGATAGAAAAAACAATTTAATTATATCAATTTGCAAATACAATTGTCTGTCTAACGCGAAAATCATGATATTTCCAGGCAGAAGACATCCAAAAATAAAAGTTAATGTATAACCTATTTTTGATGTTAGAAATTTTATTAGTTCATCCATATCCTTTTGTCCTTTCATATAAAGTAAAAAAATTATATAATGGTCTCATAAATTAAGACACTGACAATGACATTTCTTAATGAATCTGATATACTATAACCAATACAAGAA